CTCAAGGACGAGTACAGGCGGGGCGAGTTCCTCAACCTGGACGCTTTCCAGGCAGCTGGCATGGAGCCGGATGCTTGGGAGTTCCGCAAGAGGGTCCTCGTCTCTGCCGACCGCTTCGAGTGGCGTGTGGAGTCCGAGCCCATTTCATTCGCCGAGTTGGTCGCTGAGGCTGTGCGGCTTCATGGAGAGCACGCTGCCTACGCCGCCTTCATGCGCGACTTCGGTGTTCAACCGCACGCTGGCGACCGCTTCAAGATGTGGAGCCAGGCGCACCTGTACGGCCCGGACGACTTGCTGCGCGTGGACAACCCGGTCAGCATGTTTGACTTGCTGGGTGTCTCCGCCAAGGCCTCCCTTGCGGCCCTTACCCGGGCCCACCACGACTTCTGTCTTCTCATCCACCCGGACAAGTGTACAGACCCTGACCTCAGCCGTTGGGCCCCTGCGGTGGGCATCGTCAAGGAGTTCATTGAAAACCTTGGCGTCTACCGCAAGTGGCTGCGCGGTCGGTACCGGGGTTTGACTTGGTCCCAGGCATTGGTGGCCGGGAACTGCCCAGAGCTCCACAACGCTTGGCAAACCGTGCGGGAGCAGTGCCGCCGCTATTCCGCCCTCATTCGCTTCTTCGCCATCTTCACCGCCCTCACGGTCATCGAGACCCTCATCCGGGGTTTCATCAAGGCCATCGGCCGCCTGTTTTCAGGCGGCAAGAAGGAGGTGGAGGCTTCTGGCGGTGACCTGGTGACGGACGTGGTGGGCGAGGCCGCACGGAAGGTGCTGTGCAACAACTACCGGGTTTCACACGGCACCACGGCGGAGAACGCCAAGATCTTTGGGTCGGTGCTCTTCGTCGAGGGCCAGGCTGCCATTGTCAACGGCCACTTTGCCAACAACGCCGAGGCTTGGGCGGCCGGGGAGACGGTGTTTTTCCTGAACCCCCAGGGCGACCACTTCCAGCTTCCTGCCGTTGACTTTGTGGACACCGTGAGGCGGGGCAACCCGCTGGGCGACGACCTGGTCATCGCGACGTTTTCCCGTGCACGCCGGCACGCCAACATCACTGCCCACTTTGCTGACGAGCCCAAAACCCCCACCGCCTACAACAACCTTTGGGCCATCAGCCTCTCCGGCGGTGACAAGCCCGTGGCCGCCGCGCACTCGACTCGCGGGGTGCCTGACAAGGCGGTCGTCATCAAGGACACGGGTGCTGAGTGGCGGGACCTGATCCGCACGGATCTCTGCCTTGGTGTCGGCTACTGTGGCTCGCTTTTGGTGGGCCGCTACGCCAACATGAAGAGCCGGATCGTGGGCATCTACTGTGCGGGTATGGGTGACCCGCTTGCCACCACCTCGTGCGGCTGGTTCCGCCGTGTCACCCGGACGGCGTTGGAACACGCCATTGGTACGGAGCCACACGGTGGCGACCGGTTGCTTCCAAGCGGCTGGAAGGTCATCAAAGCTGCCGAGCCCCCTGTGCACATGCCAAC